CGCCGAGCCAACCCGGCGGAGTTCCGCCGTAGCTGCTGGGATCGAATTGATAGCCGTCGAGGATGCCCATGGGAGTGCCTATGATTGCGTTGGGGATTCCGTCATGGTCGGGCTTGTCCCGGCCATCCACGCCTTTGTTCTTGCCGATGCATCAAGACGTGGATGCCCGCGACAAGCGCGGGCATGATGGAGGGACATCTCATCGCGCCAATTCATTTTTTCCTCCCTCATTTCACTGTGAATTTCGGCATGAGGTTGCCGATCCCCTGAGCGATCGTGCCGAACTGCTGCGCCCCCGACATGGTGTTGGTTCCCGTGGTCGCGCTGTTGCCCTTGGTCTGGCCGAACTGCGTGCCGAGGCCGCCGTAGATCGGGCTCAATAGACCGGCCATCTGGAGCGGGTTGGCCTGCTGGGCGAGCGCCGTCTGCAGCAGCAATTGCGGCCCCGCCGTCAGGGCGCCATAGGCCGTGTTGGCGTTGTTGACGCCTTGCGACCGGATGGCGGCGTTGTTGGCGTCGAGATTGCCGTAACCCTGCGCGGTCGTGCCGCCGGCGCCGTAGAGAGCATTGATCGCGTTGAGCTGGTTGGCGGCGGCGTTCTGCAGCAGCGGGGTCGCACCCTGCGCGATCCCCATGGCGATCGCCTTGGCGTTGTCGGGCGAGCCGAGACGGCCGAAGCCGGCGAACATCGGGTTGACCGTGTCGCTGACCTGCTGGTTGACGGTGGCGAGCTGCTGCGCGAGCGCCGGGTTGCTGGCGGGGTCCATGGCGTTGCCGCCCGTATAAGGAGCGAGTTGCGACCGCATATCGCCATAGGCCTTGCCCAGCAAGCCGGTCGCCGCGTCGTAATTGGCGCCGCCCGCCATCTGGGAATTGGCCACCTTGCCGATCTGATCCGCATAGGGGTTGCCGGCACCCGCCGTCTGCTCGAGCTGATTGAACGCCTGGCTGGTTTGCGGCGTGCCGTTGATGGCGTCGACGCTCGGCATCAGGTTCCCCAGGATGCCTTGAATCCCGGCCGCTGCCGGTTGATACGGCGTGACCTGGGATTCCTGGTTGGTGCTCTGTTGGCTGCTGCTCGTTCCGCCCATCAGTCGAGTTCCTTTCGCAGCACGACCCTGGTCGTGCGATAGTTCAGGAGTCGCGCCCAACCGGGGCGCCCGCACACCTCGATGGCGCGGCAGGCCTCGTCGCGCGCATAGTTTTCCAACACCTCGATCAGGTGGCCGAAGCGTCGCCATCCGGCGCCCCCGCACGCCACGATGGTGCACAGCCGCCCTTTTGCGTCGCGGCCGATCTGCGTCACCGCGACGGCGAGGATTTTTTCGTCCTCGGTGGCGGCCCACAGATAGGCGTTGCCGGCCAGCACATCGCGTTGCACGTCCTCGAAGCGACCCATCTGGCCGCGCTCCATGGCGCGCCGCACCAGGTGCGATACATGCGGCCACAGGATATGGACCTGGCGCGGATCGACGCAGGCACCCTCAACCAAGCGCCACCCATCCGAAGGTGCGGTCGTTCTGCGCATTGTTGGCATGGGTGAGCGTGAAGGATCCCTTGGCGACCGCGCCCATCCAGATCGTCCCGTTGCCGATCTCGGCCGCCGCATGCGCGGTGAGGGCTGAGAGCAGGACGACACTGCCTGCGCCGCAATTCTGCGCCGTGACCGTCGTGCTGGCCTGGTTCACGGCGAGCGTCACCGTGCCGGCCGCGTTCGAGCGCCCCTGCGCGAGCTGATTGATCGCGGTATTGACCTTGCGGCGATCCTGTTCGTCGGGAGACAGGACATAAGCTGTCATCGCGTTCCTTCCTGCACGACCTCGGGGTCGACCCCCGTCGCGAAATTCCAGGCCGTCCCCGCCGGGATGCGCAGCTTGCCGCGCGCGAAGCGGGTGGATGCCCGCTGCGGGACGGTGCCGGTGGCATCCATTTGTTGCTCGGCCAGGAAGGCTTCTGCCGAGTCGAGGCGCTCGCGCATGCCGGTCGAGCCGAACACCGTGGGCGCATCAGTGACCGGCCGCAGCCCGCGCACGAACACCCGCCTGCCCTCCCCGATCGCCTGCGCGCCGGTCGCCATCGCGGCTTCCAGATTGGCGCCGCGAAAGAAGCCGAGACGATGCGACGGATCGAACATCCCGGCTTCGGGCGTGACCGAGGTGGAGAAACTGTCGAGCGAGGGGACCAGGGCGTCGATCGACGACGAGATGCTGTCGATGTTCTCCAGCGTCAGGCCCGGCTGCGAAAGCGAGCCCAGATACTCGCCGCGCATCGCGATCGGCGCCCAGCGTTGCAGCACGTAGTCGTAACACAGGAGCTTGTCGAACAGCCCGGCCGTGCCGCTGTTCGATTTATAGACCCAGAAGACCCGGTTATGGCGCGGATCGGACGCGCCCAGCACGAGCTGCAGGTTGCCGGCGTCAAGATCGGCGAAGAAGGTGCGGTCCACCTTCTCCTTGCCGATCGGCCGCGGATAGCCGGATGGATCCATTTGCTGAAATCCCTGCGGGCCGAGAAAGAAGATCTGGTCGCCCGAACGGATCAGCGAATAGGGCGCATAGAGCCCGCGGTCGTCCGAGATGCGCTCGATCTGGAAGACGACGGGCGAGCCTGGCGCATAGATCAGGCGGCGGATCGCGGTGTCCTGGAAGATGTTGCCATACTCCCCGCCCGCGACCCCGCGCACGACGCCGCCGTCCGGCAGGTCCTGGAAGTCGGACGAATTCAGCGCCGGCGTCCAGCCGGTGGGATCGCCGAGCGCCGACCATTGCACCCGGTACGGATTGTTCAGGAGCCCGCTCAGCACCACGAAATAGCCCACGATCGACACGTAGCGCGCCTGCGGCGGCGAGCCGGCGAGATCGGCGAAAAGGCTCGATGACGTGAGGTCGAAGCTTTGCGGCGCCGTGTTGGCCTGCACCGCGATCACGCGGTTGACGAACTGGACGAACTGCCAGTTGTCGGTCGAGGAGACCGACGAATAGCCCCCGCCCCCGCTGCCGCCCTTGCTGACATCGGTCCAGCTCTGGTTGGTGTTGTTGAGCCGGTAAAGCCGGGTCGCGGTCGCGGCGAAGATTGCCACCGAGCCGTCGGTATTGATCGCCTTGAAGAAGCCGCGGCACACGCCCGGCAGGCCCGCCGTATAGGCGGAGAAATCGGGGAACGGGCCGTAGCCGTCGCCGCGCGGGAGCACGTTCGATATCTCGCTGGTGACCTGAGCCTGGAAGTCGGAAACATCGGGGCGCCATTCGGTGAAGGGGACGAGCGTCACGGCGTCGCCCCCATGACCCGGATCGCGGCGGGTCCGCGCGTTTTGGCGTCGAGCCGCTCGAGCTCGTCGAAGATCGCGTCCCGCCGACCGCCCCACAACATGAGGCTGTCGGTATCCTTGACGAAGCCATGCGCCTCGGCGAGCGCGCCGAAGAGGTAGACGTCGGGCGCGCAGGCCAGCAGCCAGTTGGTCGTGGTCGTGCCCGACAGGGCTGGGATTTTTTGAAAATAGTCGAAGGTGAGCGCCGTATCGCTGGCGGGCCGCACCGTGAGGGTGGCGCCTTCGATGGTGAACAGCCGCGGATCGCCCGGCGCGCCGGTCGCGAACAGCGCCCGCAGGTAGGAGGGATGCGCGTAGTCGAGCTCGCGCGGGAATGCGCCAGTCCAGGTCAGACGGCGCCAGGCGAGATAATCCGCCGGCAGCGTGGCAACCCCCGACGACGGCGTGAGCGTCACCGTGGTTTCCTGCTGGCGCAGGCGCAGCCGGCGGTTGGCGACGGTCTCGAACAACATGATGAAATCCGGAATGGTCGCGGTCAGGTCCGCGCGCGCCAGCCAATTGCCGACGGCGGCTTGCAGGTCCGCATAGGTCTGTATCGTCACTTGTCGGTCCTCAAATGGCGCCAATCGGGATCGGCCAGCTTTTTGCGAATGAAGGCCCCGAACTCGTCGCTCGACATCCGCAGCACGTCGGCGCCCTCCTGGTTCATCCACTGGACCAGGATCACATTGGGAATGGTCGCGATGTGGCGGCCCCAGTCGCTCTTCTGCGGCTCGCCCTGCAGCGCCTTGTTGCGCTTGAGGATGGGCTCGACGTCCTGCACGTGCTCGATCGTCAGGGCGCGCCCATCGTTATGGAGATGGATGCGCGGCAGGACCGTGCTCATCAGTAATCCGACACGTCTTCGAGGGTGAGCGTGAAGGTCTCGTTGGCGGCCGGCGCATAGGCGCCGAGCGCGGCGAGCAGCGCATAGACGGTCTTGCCGGCGAGCCGCAGGAACATCTCCGAGCCCGCCGGAGCGGAACCCGTGCCGGCCGCACCGTCGGTGAAGGCCAGCATCGACGCGATATCAATGTTGCCCAGCCAATGCGCCGCCTGGTCGGTCGACCATGCGGCGTTGTCGCCGTTCGCCGGGGTGGGTGCCGTTTCGTAGAGGTGGACGCGGAAGCTCGCATTGACGACGCCGGTGCCGCTCTTGACCAGCCGGGCGCGGGTCAGTCGCGTCATGCCGTTCGGAAACTGGTTGCCGAGCGGGATTTGCAGCGGCACGACCGCGCCGGCCGCGGTGGCGTTCGCCACCAGGTCGCCGGCCGCATAAGCCGTCGTGTCGTTCGGCCGCGTGAAGCTGGCCGAGGGGTTCCAGACTTGCATGGCGATCGCCCCTCAAAGCTGGCGGATGGTGAGTGAGAAGGCGGCCGAAATATTCGCCCCGCCCGCGCCGCTCGGCGTGAAGGCGATGGAGTCGTTTTCGTTGGCATAGGTCGCGGCGGTTGGCAGCGCCGTGTTGACCTGGCCGGCGGCTGAGCCGGGCTGCACGATATCGATGGTCGCGAAGGCCGCGCCGCCATTGACGGCGCAGGCCACCAGCGAGTCAGCGGTCGTGATCGCGCCGCCGAGCACCGAGCTCGCCTGCAGGATCTGGCAGCGGAACGGGATGCGGACATAGGCCGCAACCGGTGTTGCGCCAACGCTCGGCGAATAGGCGGTGAGATCGACGGTCTTGATGGTGCGGTTGGTCGGATAGGCCATAGGTGTCTCCTTGTGGTCTGGTTTCGCTCGGAAGGGGCCGCGATTGCGGCTCGCACACCGGAAAATGAAAAGGCGCCCATGGGCGCCTTTTTGGTTCGCTACTCGCCGCTGCCCTCACCTCTCCCCGCTTGCGGGGAGAGGGAAGGCCGGCCGTTACGACGTGGTGTTGTCGAACACGCCGCCGGAGGCCTTTTCGTTGCGGGCCTCGAGCGCGTATTCGGACAGCACCTCGCGGCGCTCGCTGTCGCCGGTCTTGGCGAGCGGCATCGACACCATCTTGCGGCCGTTCAGGTAGGCGAGCGCCCACATGTCGGTCTGCAGGACCAGCACGTCGCGCGGCCGCGAGAAGCGATTCGCCACCACCTTGAGGGTGCCGAAATCGGACTCGTAGGCGTCGACCGAGGCGGTGATCTTCTTGGACTTGGCCTCCTCGATCGGCGAGGCGCGGCCCGTGAAGGTCGAGAAAACCTGCTTGTTGAAGCCGCCCGTCATGATGGTGTCGGGCTTGCCGCCGTTGTTCCAGATCGACTGGAGAACGGTCTTCAGGTTCGCCTCGGTGAACACCCGCTGGGTACCGTCGGTGCGCGTCCCCGTGCCGTCGGCAGCCGAAGGATCGGCGCCGCCGGCGCCTTTCGAGGTGTTCGACTTGGTCCAGGAGAGCACCGAGGCGGTCACGCGCGCCACCGAGGAGGTGCCGGCATTCTTGGCCTGGTTGGTGCCGACCAGGATCGCCTCCATGTCGCGCTTGAGCTCGAGGCCCTTGAGCATCTCCTGGTAGGCCATCTCGTTGTCGCGGCCGGCATGCTCGACGGCCTGCTGGGTGCCGGAAACCTGCGGCACCTTGCGCGAGATCTGGCAGATGTTGCCGAGCCGCACGGTCGGCGTCGTGGCGTCCGCCGCGGCGTCGTCGCCTTCGAGCTGGGCGTTGGCGGTATTTGCCGCCGCGAGCGCCTGGGTCTGCCATTCATGATTGACCGCCGAGGCCTTGGCCTTGTCGATCGCGGTCATGAACGGGGTATCGGTCGGGTCAATGCGGTAGATCATGTCGCTCAGATCCTCGCGATTGCCGACCGCCGTGTAGGTCGTGAAGGTATTGGTGGGAAGTGCCATTTGGTTTGGTCCTTTGTCAGCGGCGGCTGGCGGCGCGCCGGGCGGCGAGAGCCGCCGCGGCGTCCCGCAGACTGCCGGAGTTGGTGAGACGTTGATCGAGGGCTTTGAGTCGCTCGTCCGCGTCCGCGTTGCGGGGCGCGGCCGGGCCGGGCCGTTGGACGTTGGGTACGGGCCGGGCGGCGGCCTTTTTGGCCGCCGCCTGAGCGTCGCGGTATTTCACGCCGTCGCGAAGCAGGAGCTGGATGCGGTGATCGCGCAGCGAAACGGTTCGCTTGCCATGCCACATCTCTGCCAACTCGGCGTCCGTGAAGCCCAGGTCCCTGAGCAACCCGGCCGCCCCGTGCGCGGCCTTGGCGAAGGCATCCTTGTCGCTTGCGAATTCAGGCGCCTTTTCGAGGAAAAGGGAATCCTGCTCGTGCGAGAAGGTGTTCCACCGCGCGGAATTCTCGCTCTCCCGGCGCCGCTGGCTGGCCTGCATCTCCTGCGCGACGGCAGCGATCCTCTTTTGCTGCGCGTCCCACAGGACGTAGCGGGGCCAGTCCTCGCGCGCCAGGCGCTCGACTTCCGCGATCGACGTGATATCCGCGAACTCGCCCGCCTGTTGCTGCTGCAAAGCCTGCAGCAGCGTCGGGAGGGCCTGCTCGTAGTGGGTCCGTAGTTGTTCCGCCTGCTGCTCCTTGGCGGTGAGGCCCTTGAGCTTGTCGGCGGCTTCGTTCTGACGGCGGAGAAAATCGCTTTCGCGCGACCGCTCGCGTTCCACAAGGCGTTCTTGCGTCTCGCGAGGGAGGCCCTTGAAAAGCTCATTGTCTTCCTTCGTCCAAGACCTCGGAGGCTCGATGGGCGGAGCCTTGGGCTCCGGATCGGCTTCTTGCGTCTCACCGGGGACCGCTTCCGGGCCGGTGTCGTCCCCTTGCGGGGTCGATTCCTGCTCGCCGACGGTCGCGCGTTCGCGCGCCGCGCCCGGCTGTTGTTTTGCATCGTCCTTATCGTCGTCGTCCTTGGGCGCGACGTCCTTGCGCCGCGTGTCGACCAGCGAATTGGCCGCCGCGCGCACCGACAAGGCGCCCTCGCCGCCCGCCGCGCGCTCGACAATATCCGTCTGCCCGCCGAGATCGGCGGTGGTTTCGTTTTCCATATCGTCCTCGTTGTGTTGTTAAAATAGAGCGCCCACCAACGGACCTCATCCTGAGGAGCCGCGCACCGATTTCGGGTTTACCCGAGATCGGCGACTTTGATGCGCAGGTCGGCTAAAGCCGACTTGCGTGCGGCGTCTCGAAGGATGGCTGCTGGCAATAGCCTCGCTTGCGCGCCAATTACCCCTATTGGCGGGAGCCGAAACGCAAAGCGCCCGCTCGGTTTCCCGGCGGGCGCAATTCCAACTGTGGATTTTCTCCTACACCACTTTCCGGCGTTCGTCAAAAAAACGCGTGTCAAGACTCATGATCGCGTTTCTTCGGCGCCCTGATAAAAGCAGGACGAAAACAGGCAATTTGCAGGAACTTCATCTTGCGGGTCGAGGGCTTCATCGAGCGTCGCCGTCTCGACCCGTCACGCTCCCCCGTATGGCGGCGTGCGACAGCAAAAAGCCCGCGCGGTTTCCCGGCGGGGCGTAATTCCAACTGTGGCTTTTCTCCTATACCACGGGGCGTGGTCGCCAAGAAACTGAGGGTCAAGGGTAAAGATAACGCCCGACGCGGGTGAGATCCTATCGTCAGGGTCTTTTGCCTGGACGGCTAGGATTTTGCCGGACGGTACTTGTCGTCATTGCTTTCATCGTCGCTGTGGTCCACGACTGTCTCCCTGATCACTTCTGCCACCCAGGGAAAATCTCTTCCACGCCGCACGATAGCCTCACACTCAAGGCCGCAAGTCTCGTGAAGGACGACCCGCGTGCCAGGGACCAGCACTTCGGGAGGCGTGCGCTCGAGATTCAGCACAACGACCCACTGTTCGTCCATCATGTTGAAGTCGCTCGGAATCGCTATCAATCCTCGCCTCCACTCGCGCGGAACCCCTCGCCAGCGAGGAAATCTGGCGTCCCTGACCTCCTGACTTTCGCTTTCCTTATATTCCGGATATTCATCGATCGTGCCTTCGATGTCGGCAACCCACGGAGACTTTTCGCCGCGGCGCACGATTGCCACGCCTCCCCGCCATTCAGTCTCATTACGCTCGTAAAAGCAGATCCGGGTGCCGGTGACCAGCACCTCGGGGGGCGCGTCGTCCGGCAGCACAATGGCGAGGCCTTCCCGCCGATTGAACTCTATCCAGACCCGCACCAATGGCCGCGGCAGCTCTTTCGTCATTGCAGGAATTTATTTGATGCGGCGTCGATGAACAAGCTCATCGTCATGGGGCCCGATTCGGATTTGGAATGATATGTCGGCGGAAGAGGGCGCTGTGAAGTGGATTTTCTCGACGCGGTGTCGGCGCCACGCCGTATCCCAGTGCATTCACCTCGGGAACAATCGTATAGCTAATTCTGCCGTTAGGATATCTCGCCACCGCGGCGATTTGATCGACCGACGATTCGGGCGCCGACGAGCTCGACATGCCATATAGCCCGGGCATCCCGACGCCGTTCAGGTCTCGGTAGTTCTCTTTCAGATCCTTCGGCTTCGACTCCCCGCCGCGCACGACGTATTGCGGATGAAATTCGTCATCCTCCGGCCGAGCCGTTCGCGTCGTCAGGCCCAGAAGAATTGCGGTCGCCAGAGCGCTGGCCGCTGCGGAAGCCCCTAAACCCGCGGTTCTCACCGCGGTGCCCGCACGTGCGCCGGTCGATCCCGCGTAACCCAGGATCCCGGACGGCTGCTGCGATGAACCCGAGCCGGTCGGTGGTGCGCCAGGTGGACTGTGCCTCCCCGCCATACCGAGCAAGCTGCCGCTGGGAGCGGCAGGCTCCTCGGCCCCGTCCCACGGCGATCCATGCGTATCCGGATAAGCGTTGTCGCCCGACGGGGTCGCCGGCCCTACCGCCTGCATCGGTCCGGCGGTGGCCGCCCGCGGTGCGACGCTGGGCGGCCGGAACGTCCACCTGACGAAATCGGATGCGCGCTTGGCGTTCGCCAGCATCTGCCGGTATCGATCGTCATCCCACGGCCCCGACGACGCCGGCGCATCAGGCGTCAGATAATCCGGCGTGGACGCGGCAGACCCCCATGGGGCGGCTGGGCTTGGCGACCAGCTCGAAGCCTGGTCCGGATTGCCGGGCAGCGTGAACGACTGCGTCGGCCAAAGGCTGGCCGGCAGCAAATCCCAAATGGTTGGCATCTGGTTGCTCGCAAAGTCTGCCGTGAGGTTGGAAACGCGCGTTTCAAGCGGGCCTTGCGGGCGCCTCGGCACACGCCTTGGCTGCTTCGCGCGGTTTCATCGATTCGGGTTGCCCTACCGGGCCACGCGCAACGCGCCGTCCCGAAGGATGACCACCGGCGCCGGTCCCTCTGCCCGTCCTTCGAGACGACGCTTCGCGCCTCCTCAGGACGAGGCCAACGGGGGGCTTCAGCAACCGCCCGTCGTGCGTGCATCGCCGGAAATGCAAAGCGCCCGCTCGGCTTCCCGGCGGGCGCAATTCCAATAGTGGATTTTCTCCTACAACACTTTCACGCGTTCGTCAAAAAAACGCGTGTCAAGACTCATGATCGCAGGGAATGCACAGAAAACCAGAAAGGCGGAGCGTCACACGGCGATGGCCGCGAACAGCGCGGAAGCCGGCCTCGGGCTTGCCGACGGCAAGACCCGAGGACTCCATCCGGCGATGCGTGCTGCCGAGGATCCCGGCAGCGAGCCTCAGTTGAACAGGTAGTTCACGCCAGCCCGAACCGTGTCGATGGTCATGTGGCCCTCGTTGACCGCGAACGTACCGATGCCCGCGCCACCGCCCGGCCCGATCGGCGTCGTAAAGCCCAAGGTCTGACCTTCCACGTCGATGTGGAGATACTCGACCCGCGCGGTCCAGCTGTGGGCGAAGCCCCATTCGACGCCGGCGCCGGCGACCCAGCCGGTTAGGGTGTTCGAATTGGACACCACGAGTCCGGCCGCCGGCGAAAACGGTCCCGCGACCGCCTGTGTGCGCGTGAGCTTGTCGTCGACCCAGGCGAAACCGCCGGTGCCGTAGAACAGCCAGTTGTCGACCACATAGCCGAGTCGCCCGCGCACTGTTCCGAACACGTCGACCTTGTCGTTCCAGTTGACCACCGCGCCGCCCGGCGACGTCGTGGTCTGGGTGTCACTCAGATTAGCGCCGGAGAAATCGGCCTCGATGCCCACGAGCCAGTTCGGCGCGAACTGCCAATTGTAGCCGACCTGCCCGCCGCCCACGACGCTTGACGGTTTGTTGGTGCCGGCCTCGACCAATGCGGCACCCGCGATGGTCTGGTTGAAATCCCGGCTCGCCCAGGCGCCGCCGAGATGCGCGCCGATATAAAATCCATTCCAGTTGTAGCCCGACGGCAACACGACCGGCGGCGCGTATGGCCTGACGGGCAGATCCGCCGCGAGGGCGGGAACGCTGAACGCGGCCAACGCTAGCGCAGCGGCCATCAATTTCGTCATCTGACTCTCCACCACCCTGTCGCTCCCCTCTCTACTCTATTCTGCGATGCTACGATTGACTGTGACATTTTCGCCACTGCGCGTGTTTTTTCTCAGCAATTGCGGGGCTTTATCGGTAGCACATTGCCTTTCGGGTCCGGCATCCGACTCTTCGGTTCGATGTGCGCGGCGAGCCCGAAAGGTTCACGGCAACGCGCGACGGCATCGTGCCGACCCAGCTTGCCTGATAGAATCAGGTGGTGCGTCGAATTGGAGGAAGCCTCGTCACTCGGCAGTGGGGAAACTCATGACTCGATCCTTGACCGTCACCGTTGCGACATTGGCCGCGCTCGTGCTCGGAGTCACTTCCCGGACATCAGCCGACGACAAGAACAGACTTGTCGGCACGTGGAAGCTCGTGTCCGCGGTCAGCGAGGACCTGGCGTCGGGCCAGAAGACCGACATCTACAAGGGGAAACCCGTCGGCTTCATTTCCTACGGCGCCGACGGGCGGATGATGACGATCATCGTCGACTCGGATCGCAAGAAGCCGGCCGGGCCGGTTGCGAGCGCTCCCGAGGCGGAGGCGCTATTCCGCTCGATGGCGGCTTATGCGGGCACCTATACGATCAAAGGCGATCAGGTGGTCCATCATGCCGATGTCTCGTGGAACGAGACCTGGACCGGCACCGACCAGGTTCGCAATTATGCGTTCGAGGGCGACCGCTTGATGCTTGCGACGGCGCCGTCACCCAATCCCTTCACGGGCAAGATGAGCATACGCACCCTTGGGTGGGAGAAAATAAAATGAGACGCCGCCGGCTCCGAGGGCGCGCGCCCTCGTCGCCAGGCTCACTGACCGATCACGCGGGAGATGCGAGCGGCTTTCCCTTCTGCACCACATAGGTGATCAGAACCCTGGTCTTTGCGGTGCCGGCCGCGCCACCCGCATGGGGCGTTTCCGGCGGGATCTGGAAGGCATCGCCGGGTTTGAGCATGCGGGTCGGTTGACCTTGAACGGGAAGCTCGAAGCCGCCTTCCATGATGTAGGCCGATTCGATTCCCGGATGCGTGTGCCGGCCGACCACCACACCCGGCTCTATGGTGGCTTCCACCAGCAGCGTTTCATAGCCCGCCGCCGGACCGTCGGTCTGCGACAAGATCTTGCGTGTGACGCCGCCCGCCGCCGCGGGTGGCGCGCCTTGGGCCGATGCTTCGGTCGCAACGAAACCGGTGATTGCGCAGAGCGCGCATGATGCAAAGCCGCGTCTTGTCAGCATGGCAACCTCCCTGCGGTATCCGGATCACAATGGTCCTGACTTCCGCAACCTGGAGACTAATCCCGGCTCGATTGACCAGCAAGGTGAAGGCCTCAGACGCGATCGCACCTCAGACCTGCGCAAGCTTTGTCTATCACGGGGTAAGCCTTATTGACCTAATTCAAGTCGCGGATATCGCCCTGGTGGCCGGATCAATTCAATCCGCCATGCATGCCTTGTAGCCGAAGCGGTCGATGAGCACGCTGCCTGGCAGCGTATGAAACGCGTCAGTATCCATGTGGTGGCCTTCGAGCAGGTATTGCCGCAAGGCCGCATTGTAGCGGTACAGCGCCGCGCGGCTTGCGCGCGTGTCCGGACCGGTGACGTTCTCCTCGATGTCATGCCCGGCGTGGAACATCAGCGTCGCGCTGCGTTCGACACACACATTGCGGATGCCGAGGAACATCGTGCAAGCCAATTTGCAGACGCCTTGAATGCGAAATAATTCGCCGCTTGCATTGTATTGCCGCACGATCGGCAGAAAGTCGACGACGCGCCCGCCCTCGCCATGACCAAGCGACGTGCCATCGGCGAAAGCCGGCGACGTAACGATGGCGCATGCGCCGAGACAGAGGCCTAAAGGCTTCATCATTTCCCCTTTGGGAGGAAACGCCAATCTCCAGGCATTGGTCCTTGCCGAAGGCAAGACCCGAGGGCGCCATCCGGGCTGCGCTTGCGCGATCCGCACGCGTGCCGCCGCCGGAACCGCCATACGAAAACCGCTTTTCCAAAACACTTGGCGCTGTTGGCGTATGTGTATGCGTATGGGGTGTGTTCCATGGCAGCAACGGACCAGGTGCGGGAGCACCGCCGACGTGCCCAGGAGTGCGTCGATATTGCCGCGAAGATCTGCGATCCGACGCAAAGGCTGTTGATCCTCGAAATGGCCCGGACCTGGTTGCATCTCGCGGAGAGGGCTGAAAAGGAACGCGCCGGCATGGTTTGGGCCAACTAAGACGCTGCCCTGCCAAGTCGTGCCCATCCCGTCGTCCAGGGGCAGTCGAACTGTCCAGTCGCGGCGTCGCTCGCGCCCTCGTCGGTGACTTGCCGGCTGCCGTTCCGTGACCCGATGGCACGTCGGATCGACTCTATTTCACCTTTTCGCTTCTGCCCCGCCGTGGAAGGGAAGCCTAGGGCGTGTACTCATTAAAGCGCCGATGTCGGGCCTTGGACGGCTAAACGGAAGTGTTCCGCTCGGTCAGAGCATTTCCGGTTTTGACCCGAAGCGGACATGGCCGGCGGGCGCGAGGCCACAAAAAACATTGGAGAGCGGCAACCATGGTGCGGGCTCCGGCAAGGTGCCCGAGTGCCGTCCTGCGCCACTTCCTGGCGGCCCGTAGCCTGTCAAATTGCTGATAACAGAGAGGAATGATTTTGACGTGCGCTTGACGATGCTTGCCTATGATCGTGATTTCACACGTGCGCCACATCTGCGCTGCGTGGCTGGACGCGCGATGAGGAAACCTCCGCTAACCGCAGTTTGAAGGAGAGTGAGATGTTTGCTTGGCAAGCGAAACTGTTCAATCAATCCGCATTGATCTTGGCTGCGTGTGCTGCATTTGGGTTTTGCAGCGCCTCGCCAACTGCCCGTGCCGCCGACGCCGAGGCAGTGACCATCGATACGACATTCATCGTCAAGACGCCGCCCGTGCGTCTCGATAAGCCAGCGCGGACGGCCCGCGCCAGTGTTGTCTTGATGAGCGGTGGCAATGGTCTGCTGTCCCTCGATGCGACCGGCACCATCATTGATTCAACCGGCAACTTCCTGATCCGGTCCGCCGACCTTTTCCTGCGTCACGGCCTCAACGTCATGATGGCGGACGTCACGCCTGCGCACCCCGCCGGCCTCAATTTCGCAACCCGCCTGAGCGCGACGCACGCCGCGGAATTGCAGGGCTTCATCAACGCGGCCATCAACCGCTGGGGCAAGCCGGTCTGGGTGGTCGGCACAAGCAATGGCAGTATTTCGACGGTGACGGCTGGCGGCTTCCTGCCGGCCCTGGCGGGACTCAGGGGCGTGGTCTTGACGTCGCCGGTGACGGACCTGACCCTTGGCACTCAGCCGACTTTCAACCTCTATGCGTCGCGCATCACGGTTCCGACCCTTGTCGTCTGGCACCAAGATGACCACTGCTCGTTCAGTCCGCCAGCCGGCTCGGCGGCGCTGTTCACGCAGATCCCGGCTGCCGACAAGGCAAGCCGCACGTTTGAGCATGGTCATTCAGTGGCGACCGATCCTTGCGGCGCCTTTTCCGAGCACGGCTATGCCGGCATCGAGGAAGAGGTGGTCAAGAAGATCGCCGAATTCATCCGTCGGGACGAAACGGATTGATCGAACGCCATTAACGCTCCGACATCGGCTTTTGGCCCAAACGCGGGACGGGAGTCGGGGAAGTGCATGACCGATCAGCAAGTCTTAGAACCTTCTTCGCCAGTTACGTCTCACGATCAGGCAGGGCACACAACCCGCGGATTGAACGCGCATTTGCTGCTGTCATGCGCGAGCCGTTTGTCGGGCCAGGCCCATGGTCGATTGCCATTCCAGGAGTGGGCGACGTAAAGACGCCTGACGCCGACATTGCCTTTATCTATCAGGACACACTCGTCGCGCTAGACCCGTCCCGTGGCATTAACATCGGTCAGCCGAGCTCACACGCGGGCTGGCTCGATGCACTTGCCCCCGCCGAGGGGGAGTCGGTGATTCAGGTGGGCGCAGGCACCGGCTACTATACCGCTTTGCTCGGTCATCTGGTCGGGTCTGCGGGAACCGTCAACGCGTATGAGATCGAGCAGGACCTCGCGGCACGCGCCCGCGTCAACTTGAAAGAGTTTCCTCAGATCGAAGTTCATCCACGGACAGGCATCGCCGACGACCTGCCAAAGGCCGATGCCGTCTACGTCAATGCGGGCATTACCCAACCAAGCTGGGCCTGGCTGGACGCTCTGCGGCCGAACGGCCGGCTTGTCTTTCCGCTGCATGCAGTCGGCCGCATCGGTGGCATGCTGATGATCACGCGACCTGTCCACGGTGCCAGTTGGCCCGCCAAGTTTTTGTCGCCGGCAGCCTTCATTTCGTGCACGGGACCGCAAGACGACGACGCGGGACGGCGTTTGAACGCTGCATTCGCGAGTGGCGGAGCCAATGCTGTCCGATCATTTCGAACCGATGACGACATAGATCAGACATGCTGGTTCAGAGGAGACGGGTGGTGGCTCTCGACTGCTTCGACGCTGAGCATCCATCGGGTGAGGCTTAGGTAGGGTGTCGGCCCTTGGCCCAACGCGGAAGTCCCGCGACGTCCGCTTTCACGCCGGTGTCGGGGCACAGCGGACAGCAACCCGCCCTGATCCGCGGCACCCCGATTTATAAGTCCACGCCCTGGTACGCTTCCATGCCCAACTCAAACCAAGCATCACGCGTGCAAGGCTACGGCCGCAAACTTTCGGGACACCCCACGTTACTGCAAACGCAGGCCGGCCATGGCCGACCTGCGAAGCGTTGGCACCGGCATCACCTTTACCGTGATCAATCAAAAGCCGCTTCCCTGCCCGGAAAACTTTCCGGCCAGGTCGACGGCGCCCGGCACGCTCACCGCCGACGCATAGGCGTGCATCGAACGTCGCGCATATCGCGTCGGAGACGCGCTCAGGTGAGCATAAGCATAACGCGTCGGAGATGCGCTCATGAGCTCGAAATGCCCGGCGTCCGCGTTGTTCCAGACGGCGCCGTGGAGCAGGCCGTGCCGCTCCGCCATCGCGGTCACGCCGGCCGGGAATCGGTGCGTCACCCGGTTGCGGCCGGTCTGATTGATATCGATCGCGAGACCGCGCGGATGCATATTGCAACCGCGACAACTGCCGTGCGCCCGCCAGCCGCCCATGAAGTCGATCCGATAGCCGGTCGCCTCGAGCTCGCTCACGAAGCCCTGGAATTTGGCCGCCGAGTTGGACGCGACGCAGGCAATCGCGCCAGAGGCCGCGCGTATGGTCGAGAGCCTTCCGCCGCAGCTCGCGCCGCCGCGCGAAACATGCGCCCGACGAACGTCGTTCGAGCGGGCGGATCGCACGCGCTTGCGGGTTGTGGCCGCACTCACGCAGTTTCCGCTCGCATCCGCCGCCTCTGAGCCCATCAAGTGGCCGCCGCAGGCCGTCGCATGAACATAAGACTTCGCCTGACGCGCATCCGCGGCGCCGACGGAGCTCGCCACCAGAAGGGCGGCGATCGCTGTCATCGAAGATACATGTCGCATTGGGATCTCCCGTGCGTTCAAGATGGACCGGTGCTAACACGCGGAAAAAGCTGCGCGGCTGAAAGCGCGAATTAACGTGAAGATCAAAACGGTGTGTTAGGGTTAAATGCGCGGGAGCGAGATACCGCGACTGGCGCTTTCGCGTCGAAAAACGACGGTTATTACGGTGAGTTTGCCGATACGAGGTTTATTTCCCTCTTTCGTCATTCACCAATTCCACATTCAACGTCTGCCATTTCGCTGCGGCCGCTTTTCCGCCAATACAAGGCCGGCGTGGCGTCGTCGCCGCGCTAGATGATTCCGAAGCGCTTTTGGCGCTCGGCGAGATCGTTCAATTCGCGTTGCGCCAGCTTGCCGCCGTTGACGACATGAGCCAGATGATCGCGCACCTTGGCGACCACCTGGCAGGCCTGCCACAGCCGCTCGCGCGCGTCGGTGTCGCGCGCCGCGGTCTCGCGCCAAGCCTTGGTATAGTCGCGGTCGAGCGTATCGAGCGCTTCCTTCAGCAGATCATCCTCGAGCAGCCGCTGGGCCCGCGCAGCCCGTTCGGTGGCCCGCGTAAGTGCGATTTCATCGGTCATTGGTGCATCGCAATGATGAGGGCAATCACGTCTTCGTCGTCATTATCGATCGAAGGCGCGGAACGGCCAATGGCGGATTGCGCGGCGGCGGCCTGGGCGATGGCGCGCAACCGATCCATGCCGCGCGCCGCCGCTTCCTGGTGGGCGAGCGCCAGGGCATTAGCGAGCGCTTCCCCTCTCGCCTTCGATACCTCACGCGCTGCCCTGCGGCGCTCCGCCTCTGCAAGCTGCCGGCGGCGTTCCTCTGCCCGCCTGCGAAGCTTTTCGTCGGCGATCCTGCGGGCCTCAGCGGCGCGCTGACGATCCTCTTCGTCGAGCATGTCGCGCCAGCGCTTACGCGAGAAGGTGCCGCCACTGATCGAGGACCCAACGCTGTCCTGGTTGAAGTCGATGCTGTGGGGCGCCGCAAATCCGGTGAGCGCGTAGCTGCCGGTCCCTACCGAGAAATCATCCGCATCCGTGATCGCGAAGCCGGTGAGCGCGAAGGCGCCTTGCGCCGCCGTCAGGCCACCGAGCAATACCGCCGCGCTGCCGGTCAGCGTATAGAGGCCCTGCCCTACGACCTCGCCAAGCCTGAAAGTGACGGCCTGCCCGCTGAGGGCATAGGATGCGCCGCCATACGTGACATTCGAGCCGACCAGGTTGCCGAGCCCAATCGTGACATTCTGTGACGACCCGACGTTATTACGCAGGAAGACGACGACAAGCAGCCGGTCGGTCGCGCCCCACGCACCGAGATTGACCGACCCGAGAGAAAACGTAATGGCCCCCGTTGTCAGCGCCTGTTCGGGCGTAATCGACGATTGCACCTGGAAAGCGCCAACGCTGTCCGTGCGGATGAACTGCACCGAGCCAAAGACATTGGCATTGCCGGCCGTGACGTCGAGCGCCACCGAATAGTTGGTGGTTCCCTGCAACGGGCCCGGCTCGCCCGCGGGCGCGATGGCCCAGAGTGAATTGGTGGCGTTCCCCGCGATCGTCGCGGCGAGGCTTCCTGTCGTCAGCCCCGTGCGCAGCAGGCTTTGGTTGTAGGTTCCTCCCGAAAACCCGCTGATTGCCCCGTCAATGGCAAAGACGGCGTTGGCGAGCGCGCCCTTGAGCATGGCCGCCGCTCCGGTCAGTGCGAACGACCCTTGCGATGCGACAAGGTCGATCGTCCTGGTCCCGGAGATCTGCCCTGGTAATTGTCTGCCGAGAGCCTCAAAGCCGAGCATCTAGATTTCCGCGTCCATCCAGATCGTGGCGTTGGTATTGCTCGGCGTGATGAATGCCGGGCGGTTTGCCGTCACCGTACCGCAAATGAAGTTGACGTTGACCGTGTCGGGCGAGGTCAGCGTACTTGCAACGGACGTTGCGGCGGCGGCCACGCTTCCGTCGTTGACGTTCCAATTCGCGACGTTGTTGACCGTGACGGTCGGCGGCGCACGCATCGGGGTCACCAGGTACATGATCAGCTCGCCGCTGGCCGAGTTGTTGGTGCGAGCCGCGCCGTAGCGAGCGGAGGTGTTCCCTCCGATCATCCGGAAATAGCGGCCGCACAGCATGTTTTCGTGAGCGATCGGCCGGCGCTCGATGGCGGTCGCCACGCCACCCGGCTCCAGCGCGACATCGGTAAAAACAAAAAAGTCATTGGCGGTGTACGACTTGTCGTCGTTCCAGATCATCACCGCTAGGTTAGTCGCCGATGCTCCGAGCGTGGCCGTGACACTGTATCTTGCAGACGTCGTCGTCACACCGAGATTTGCGGGCGTGTTCAGGAATGCCCAGCCGGCGGCAAGAGTCGGCGTGACGCCATCAGCACCCCAAGACGACACTGGATCGGCGGCCGTGTTGTCCTCGGTCGATGTCCACTCCAGGATGCCCATCTTGATATTGCCAAGACGCGCATTAGAGACCAAGAGAACCGCCGAGAGCGTGACTTGCGCGCTCCGCAGGTCCTTACAGTTGATGCCCTCGATAACCTGGAAAACGCCTCCTTTATCGGTGCTGCCGGTGAACGTATATGCGCCGCTGAACCGGTTGCCACTGATGCTGTTTTGTCTCGCAGTGCAGATCGTGTTTCCCGAGGTCTCGCACAGTGCCCGCCAGCGGTCCGCCCAATAGGCGTTGTCGGCAATAACCGTTGAGACACCGAGATAGCGCTGATCGACAGCGAATGTCGGGTTGATGATGCGATTGCGAAATGACGGTGAGTTACTTTGGTCGACAACGTCCTCGGCGAGCAGGACGACCCCGACGCTGGGAGCGACCGTGAAGCTGATCTTCGCCGTGGTGCCCGACGAATTGAACAGGACCGTCGAGCGCGCCAGCGTAACGCTGCCCGACGTATAGGCCCCGTACCCCACCTCCCATTGGGTCAGATCGGCGCTTTCCGCGCGATAACGATAGACCGTCCCATTGATGGCGCCCGCGCCCGCCGGCGTCTGATAGCCGGTGACGGCGGCGGAGACGACGAAGTCTCCGGTGCCGTTTGAGGCCGCCGTGAATTTGCAAACGTCGAGGAAGCCGACCATTTATGCCAACTGCAATACGCCGTTGGTGGCGTCGAACTGGACCTGGAAGCTGTTGCCCGCCGTAACCGTCAGGTTGGTCCCGTAGTCGTACCAGCCGATCAGGTTGAGGCTCGCGGCGGTCGCGTTATAGAGCACGCAATAGCGGAAGGGCCCGATCGAGCCGGCGGAGGCCGTGTAGGTCACGTTGTTGAGCTTGAGCGCGTAAGTGCCGCCGGTCTGCAACGACGACACCAGCGTGGCCTGCGTGCCGCCGGCCGCATAGCCGTTGCCGGCCGTGATCTCGGTGATGTCGGTCTTGACCGCGTTGGTGCCGACCGGCGCGGTGTTGGTCAGCATCACCTTGAGGGTATCGGCGCCGAGGTTATGCACCTTGTTGGCGACATCGGCCACGAAGGCGTTGAACTTATTGAATGAGGCCATGCTTTATTCCTTCCTATCGGACTCAACATTGATCGTCATTGCGCGCGACAGCGGACAATCCAGTAAACGCCGACGTCTGTGGCGTCCGCCCTTACGGCACCGAAACGGAGTAGTGGATGCCCGCTGGAGCCTGCACTCGGTTAGCGCACGCAAGTCGGCTGTAGCCGACTTGCGCATTCATAGATTGCCGATCTCGGGTAAACCCGAGATCGATGCGCTGATCCGGGTGCGGGCATGACGAGCCGGATTTCGTGACGACCCGTCTCAGCCAAACGGCTCGACATGCGAGACGCGCCCGGCCGCGTCGCGCACGACCCGCATGCCCTTCGGGGCGGGGGGCGGCGCATGAATTTGCGCGCTGGCTTGCGCGAGCGCGCCCAGGATCTTCTCGAGATCGACCGCGCGCGGCTGCCCGTCCGGCCCCGGCTGCGCGGCGAGCTCGGTGGCGCGGGCCGCCATCATCATGGTGTGCTCGCGCAGCTTGAGGTCGTGCTCGAGCAACGCCATGCGCTGCTGGTGCTCGAATTTCTGCTGCGCGAGCGCGGCATCGGCCTGCATCCTGGCGGCCTCATGCTGGGTATCGGCCTGCTGTTTCGCGGCGGTGAGCTGCATCTGCCGCTGCGACTGCGCCGCATGGGTCTGGGCCTTGATCATTTCGGGGTCGGAGCGCGCCTGCGGGGCGGGTTGCGTCGTCGGGTCGGTGAAGAACTGGTCGACGTTGGGCAGGCCGACGAGCCGGGTCGCCTGCCTGGCGGCGTTGTAGAGATTCTGGTCGGTGACCAGGTTGCTCTTGCCGGCCACCAGGGCTTCCCGCTGCAAACCGATGATGGACATGATGTGCGCGAGTTGCTCGCTCTTGCCCCCGGTGCCGAGCCCGACATGCACCGTCATGTCGTTGCGGGTCTTCCATTCGCGCGGATCGACGGTCGCCCATTGATTGCGGAGCCTGAAGGTCTGCGCCTGATCGCCGTGCTTGCGGATGGTGGCGTGGACCAGCCGGAAAAGATCGCGGATGCCGGTTTCGGCAAAGATGCGCGCGATCAGCCGCATGCGGGCCTGCGCGGCGGTGAACACCTGGTTGACCGCGGTCGCGCTCTGGTTCAGCAGGCTGTTGGCATCGATGCCCTGCCCCTGGCGGGTGACGCCGGTGCGGAATTCGCGCGTGGCGTCCATATATTCCATGATCGGAAACACCTGGGCGGCGATGCTCGGAACCTGCTGCCAGTTGAGGCCGCCGGGCTGCCGGGTGCGCACGATGCCGCCGGGTCGCGACACCAGGAGATCGTCGAGCGTCTCGGGCGAGGCGAACTGCTCGGCCACCTCGACCCGCGGGTTGTTGGCGAGATAGGCGTTGTCCAGCATGCTGCGCAACAAGGCCGTCTTGATGCGCTGGATGTCCATCACCAGGTCGGCGATCGAGCGTCCGAAGAAACGGTGCGTCACGATTACCGGCGTCATGGCGGCGAACGGGATCTCGTCGATGGGGCGGATGTCGGGCTTGCCGTCCCTGGTCAGGATGTCGCCCTGGCTGCCGCCACTGGTCACCTGATAGAGGCCCGCCTTGCCGTCGCCCTCGTAATCCATCCGCACATAATGCTCGGTGACCTCGATGCGCCGCGCCGCCTTGTTATTCTCGTCTCCGTTGTATTGGTACTCATTGACCGTGTCGCGCTGCACTTCCTCGGTATTGGTGATATTGGAATAAGTCGGCAGTGCGTCGATCTGCGCCTTGTCGTAGCCCTGCGCGATCAGCTTGGCGGGCGTGAGCAAAACCTTGTGGAACGCATAATCGCATTCGCGCAGCGAGCGCGCGTTGCGGCTGATGCCGAACTCCTCCGGCGGCACCGGCTCGATCTTGACGCCGGCGGCGCTCCTGGCGCGCACGCATTCGACGTCATGCAGCAGCGGCGCGCCTTCGAGACTCTCGTCGCCTTCGGACGAAGCGACCGCCGGGCGCGCGCTGTGCGCCACGATCTCGATATCCGGGTCGGCCGCCAGGATCGCGTAGCCGTCGTCGGGCAGATCGTAATAGGTCTCGCGCTCCTCGCGCGTGCGCTCTTCCCACCACACCTTGACGACGCCCACCTTGGAAAGAAGCGCGTCCTTGACGAAGGAATAGAGGATCAGGAATCCCGGGTTTGCCTGCATGAAGACATGGTTGACGTAATCTGTTTCCTGCTCGGCGGCGCCGACGTCCTCTGGGCCGACCGGGTCGAAGCGCACCACTTCGTCACCGCCGCAAAAGATCTCCATCAGCGACGGCATCAGGCCCTCGATGGTATCGGCGACGTCGGTCGACACGGCGCGCGAGCGACCCTCGGGCGACGGCATGTCGTGCGTCATGTCGCCGAGGTAATAATCCATCGCGTCGGCGCGCTCGCTCGACAGCTTCGAAGCTGAGACCGCCGCGAGCGCGTCCGCGCGCTCGGACGCCAGCATGGCCTTGAGATCGGACAACGACATTTTGGGCATGGGCGAAGGGGCTCTGTTTTTACGGTGCGTGGCGCGTGCCTGCGCCCGGTGGCGGGGGTCTCGAAGGCCTCATGGTGAGGAGCGGCGTGCAGCGCCGCGTCTCGAACCATTGGTCCGGACACCCGTCGGGCGATGCATCCAATCGGTTGAAACGCAAAGCGCCCGCGCGGATTCCCGGCGGGCGCAATTCCAACTGTGGATTTTCTCCTATACCTTTGCGGCGTGGTCGTCAAAAAACAGCGTGTCAAGAATAACGTTGGCGTCCGCTTTGGCCTTTCTGGAATTGCATTTCTGGTTTACTTTCTAAGCGGCTGGAATGAAAAACGCCCGCTCGGCTTCCCGGCGGGCGCAACAGGTCCAAAGGCTCAGCCGACCAGATCGCTTCACAACGCCGGTCTTACCGGCCC